AAAGGAGATTTTAGGTGTTTTTGCCGATCTTCACTTTATGAGGTCAGCAGTAAATGAGTACATGGAGGGACAGGACAGAGAGGACGCTTTGGAAGCAATTGACGAGTATTTGAGGTCTTTATGAACAAACCTTTTAAATGCTTAAGACCCACATGTGGTCATGAATGGTTCGCACGTAAGGCTGGATTTCCTTTTGTGTGTCCTAAATGCCATTCACCACTTTGGAACCAGAAGAAAAAGTCATGATAATCAATGTCACGATTGGACGATTATTGAGTTCTCGATTTAGAGACTTTTTGAAAACGGAAAAGTTCAAAGGCAAGAAAATAGAATGGATTGAATCTTCTGGTTGGATAGAAAGAGAATTCACAATTAAAGGCGAAGCAGACGTGATTCGAGAAATACATATGAGAATTTGCGAATGGGAGAGATACTTAAACCGTGATTCTAGCTCTTGAAAAGCTAATCGCCACGAATGGCTTTAAATCTACTATTTCCTTCTTCAATCACTTTATAAGACTTAATCAACGCTTCGATATTTTGTCTACACGTCTCTCCTGGTTCTGGTTTAACCATAGGCTCGGTTAAGCTAGGATCAGGTTTATTTACTATAGTAGCTGGCGTACAAGAGGTCAGAAAGTTCATCAGGCAAAGGATTATCAAGGCATCCACTATTATCATTGTACTTAACCACTTCTTTAATTCGATCTTGATAGACAATATCTCTTTTAGACTTCGCATCTAAAACCTCCTTCAAGGCTTTTTGTTCACTCTCTCTCGCTTGTTGTAAGGCTTCCAAGTCTTCTACTTCTTTTCGTTTATATCCTTTGTGCTCGAAGTAAAAAGAGTTACCGATAAAAGCTAGAACTACAGCAAGATAGGCATACATTCTAAAATTAAGAAGCATTTCGTTTACCCTCCTGGTTAGACTTCCAGCCCATTCCAGCGGAAGCAGCACCTAAAGCCGCTCCCATGCCTATACCAAATGAATTAGGGTCAAATTTGAAACCAGGAACAAAAACTACCGAGTAAATCTCAAGACCTAGAAAAGTGAAGAATCCACAAACGGTAAGTAAAGCCATTTCATCACTATCACCATCTTCGTCTTGGAATAACTGTTTTATCCAGTTCATGTAAGAATTCCTGGTAAATAGTGAGTCACACCATTAATTTTTTTAGCGGTTAGAAGCTCTCTCTTTGTACCTAAACTGATATGCGTCCACGAATTAAATTCATGGATCAGTTGCCCAAAATCTATATTAGATGATTCGATCTTCTTACAAACCTGATAAGGCGTTCCAAATGGACTTTTAAAGTCACAGGCTAGAGCGAGTCTATGATCTGATTTTACCGAACTACCGAGGAAGGAATTTAACTTATCGCATCTATACCACGAGGTAATAAATATAGGTTGCCCTAGTAACTCTCTTACCTTTTCCATTAACTCAGATTGAGATAACGCGTTTTGTTTTAATTCAAAAGGAAGTGAATTATCTATACCTTCTCGTGAAGCAGTTTCGGAGAAAGTTACCTCATCCCATGTAAAGTGAGATGAGATATTCATGGTTTCAACCAACCCTTAGCACCTAGCCATGTCGCGGCAGAAAGAAAGCCAACAAACAAAAGCCAGAGCATTTTAGAAATCGCTGACGAACCAATCTCAGCAAGGAGTTCTTGTTTGAGTTCTTTTTTGGCTGTTTCGGTTGCGATAGGGACGACTTCATTAACGACTTGCTCAATAAGCCATTTAACTTCATCGTCAGACATTTGGGACAATCTTGCATATTTTCTCCGCTCAACGCCTTTATACTCCATAGTGCCTCCTTTTCTTAGGCACTAAGGTGCCATACAGGCGTTCCATGCCCTGGTCTATCATTTCCATAGCTTTGATTCCGTGTGTAATACGGTTTTAAAGTCAGCCGAAAGGCCGCCGGTGCGAGAGTACCGGTGTTTACAATACGCCTGAATAAATCGTAATAATTACTTGTCCGTTAGCCCCGGCTCCAGAGGCTGATCCGTTTCTAGCGGCTCCACCACCACCACCTGGAAAAGAACCTGATGTCGCAGCCGTACCACCAGTTGCCGCAGCTCCTCCATTACCGCCAAAAACAGACGTGCCTCCTGTACCCGTACCGCTACCGCCTATTCCTCCACCTCCGGCACCGCCCATATAGGAATTTCCACCATTTCCACCAACGTTACCGGTTGTACAACCTCCTCCAGCACCACCGCCCCAACCAGATGAACCTCCGGCTTGAGTCGTCGCTCCACCTCCATTACCACCGCCAAAACTATTCCCAGCGCCTTCTGTAGATACAACTACAGGTCCACCGCCAGAAGCTCCAGCCGTTGCGCCACCAGTAGCGCTTACACCAATGGAGTTACTTCCTCCTCCACCTCCGGCTCCCGTTGCAGCACCGGCACCAGCATTCGTTCCACCGCCGCCAGCATATCCTGTCAATAAATTAGCGCCAGAACTGAAAGTAGAATTTGTTCCAGCATTACCATCTGCGTTACTTGACGCTAACGCAGCACCTCCGGTTCCAACAACAACCGTTTCCATTTGAGCTAAATCAGATAAAACATAACGCCTTATGACGTAAGCTCCACCACCACCACCTGCGGCATTAGCCGTACCTGATCTACACGCTCCCCCGGCACCAGCGCCCCAAGCTTCAACCTCTACAATTGAATTAGGCGGAAATCCAAATGGTTTAAAAAAATTGTAAGTTCCTGGAACGTTAAAAACTTGCCTAAAAATTGAAGGGTTATTTTTTGCGTTTAAACCTCTTCTACCATTCATTAGTAATCTTCCGCAATAGCAGAAACCGCGAATCCGGCGGCAACAGCGGTTCCGATGACTACTAATAATTTATATCCAGCCGGTAAAGCTACGTTCATTACTTGAACGGTTTTACCAATCTGGGCGACTTCTGAGTTTGTCGTAGCAGGTAAGCTAATATCACCGAAATAAGTATTATTTGTTGCTGTGGTATTAGTTGATCCATTATTAATAAATACACGGCCTACGGAGGCTATGTTAGTTCCTAATGGCTGCCAGTTAACAGAGTAAACCAAACTTCCATTCGCTCCAGCTGTGTGAATGGTGACTACTGTACCCGTACCGTCTTTTGCCGTATTGGCAGCGGAGATAGTTTGCCCAACAGTAATATTCGGAGTTAGTGTAAAAATAGGATTTGTATTAGCTGCCATATATTTTCCTTATGTAAAATTTCTATACGCAAAAACAAGTCCACCGACTCCACCGCCTGTGGAAACTCTGTTGATAGGGTTTAACACAACCATATTTGTTCCGTTGTATCTAAACGTATGCTCCCCTAGTAAATCACCCGCAAGCAAAGCCGTTCCATCTTGTCTAACTATGGTCTTGGCTCCAAGAGAATCTAAATTTAAAGTCGGAGTGGTACTGGTATTTGTATTAACAATTTTTATTAAATACTCATATCCGGTTGAATACTGAGACGCACCAGTCGTTGCCGTATAAGTATCCGTCCCAGAACTAGAAGCCCTTCTAATAGGGATAGACGTATTGTCGCTTGCTAAAAAACCATAACTAATTGCAGAGAGCCCAGAATCTAATGCTAGAGTCCCGTCCATTACTAATGTAATGGTAGTTAATGTAGTGAAAACTGAAGTCGTTATCGTTCCGTAAACCTATCGTTCCGTAAACCGTGCCTGCCGTTACGGTAGCTTTAATTCGTCTTCCAGTTTTAAAGATAACCGTTTGATCGCCAGTGAAAGTAAACTGTGTTGCACTTACATAAGTAGGCGTTAAATTAGAATTCGTCCATTCACTCGCTGCACTGGCAGCGGTTGAATTAATACCCGTTATATAATCTTGCGTCCAAACCGATGAAGAAGGAGGATCATCTGTTCCAGGCGGAGCGAGCAAAACTTTATAACTAAGCCCGTCTGTTATCCAAATCTCTGACGATGACTCTCCTAATGAATTTAGAACTATAGGATTTGTATTAGCAGACAACCCAGTAGAGCTGTTATACGTATTTTGCTTTGTCGAAGAATTAGCTTGGTAAAAGAAGAGTCTATACCCAACCGCTAAAGCTCCGTTCCCATCATCATATTGAGCAGGAAGATTAGTTAGTCTTGAAACGGTCATTGTTTTTGATCCTGAGAAGCTGGCGCTAGAGTTGATAATAATTGTCTAGTAATGCCTAATTTTTCTATAATTTTAGGAGATAGATTTTTAATAAAATCGGGCCTTTCAGTTAGCAAAGTCTTCAATGCTAATTGACCTGGCTTTGAGTAAGCGCCAGCGGTAGCAATAACAGCCAAAGCCGTGCCTGGACTTATATATCCTTTGTCGCTTGCGTAAGCGGCACCTCCTCCCAACGCGTAAGGGAGTAACATTCTATAAGCCGTTCCAGAATCTGGTATTTTTTGAGATAGAACATTTTTACCAGCCTCCGATAAATCCTGCATCAAGGCTTTCCCTTGAGAGAACTGTCTCTTATTAAGAGACGTATCTTTAGCTTTTACAGCGGTATTTAATTGAGAAGGGGTAAATACTCCAGAAGGCGCTCCAGTGCTTGCGGCTGCTCTTTCCACCCTTGTTAAATTTGCATAAGCTGTATTTATATTTTTTAACTGACCAGCTAATTTAGGATTTTGTCTTGAGAGAAGGTCGTCAAATGACGACTTAACATCGTTAAGTAGTTCTCCTAAAATCTGACTATTCGCGTCATTCTGTTTACCAGAAAACTTCTGTGCGTATTGTCTTAATTCTGTTTGAATTAATTTAACAGAATCCCCAGTAGCCACATCACCCGTCATTCTTTTATTAATGACATGATCTAATATGGTATGGAATTGTTTGGCCTGAGCCTCTGGAAGCAGAGAAGTAGCTTCTTTAATTGAAGATAAAGACTCTAAAAAATCTTTATCTGGAGAAGCTTTCATTTTAGGCAAAAGCTCATCGTAAGCGTTTGAAACAGTCTCATGCGCTTTTGCAACAGCTTGATATCCTGGTTCTACGTCTTTTTCTAAAGACTTACCTATCGGTTTTAAAACCCTATTAATAGCTGCGGTATTAAAATCTTCGATAGAACGTTTTTGAGCGTTTTTTATTAAATCTCCAACAATAGGAACGCTTGTTAAAGCGTCTTCGGCTCGTTTAGCGTATCCACCTATTGTTTGTCCAATTGTAGGGATTACACCTGAATTGACTAACTTCTGAACCGAAGAATCAACGACAGGTTTAATCGCTTTACCGACTAGCTTTAGTCCTAAATTTGCCCCAGCGTTTAATACAGCACCTTTAGCCGCGTTTAATCCTCGTGATTCACCTTCTGCCGTAGGCTCTAAAGCTCCCTGAAGTGACCCTACTAAACCTGCACCTGCAAGCCCTTGTGTTCCAGGAACAGCTAACAGTGGTCCAACGCTTGCAACTTTCCCTGTTATATTCCCAACAGTTCCTGAAGTAGTTTTTAAAAGAGGCTCATCGCGTTGTCTTGTTTCTAGTTCTTCATTTTGAAGAGAACTTAATGTTTTAGCCCTATCTTCCAATTCTCCAGGTTTGAAAGGACGGAAAGTCCCATCAGGCATTAAAAAACCACCTCTTTTTACTTCCTCTTCAGAAGGAGCGCGATTAGCGATTTCTTTAACGGCCCTCCAAGTATCTGAAAATCCTTTACCTACTCCAGACAACAATTTTTCACCCGTAGACATACCTTCAGTCGGATTTGGGGTGTAATTTTTTACCTCTGGTGCTTCCATCCATTTAGGACTTTCATTGACTACAGGAGCGTCTTGCCATCCCATTATGGTTTAGTCCTGGTTTTACCATCAGGTCCGACAAACTTAGTTCCTGATGGAAGTTTGTTATATTCCTCATCCGAGGAAATCTTAGCTACGCCTGAAGTATTTTGTTGATTATTTTCCTGTTTACCAGACATTCCTTGACGAAGTTCTGTTTTTTGATCTCTGAAACTCTTCATTCTATTTTGAGTTTCGGTACGCATTTGATTAATAACCGCTAAAATTTGTTCAGGCGTTTGCTGCGCATTTAATAGAGCCTCAGCCTTAGCTTTTTCTCCCTCGGTTGAAGCGCCAGAGGTAGTACCGGAAACAATCTGAGCAAATTCATTAACTGTAGTTTTAACCGCTGTGTCGAAAGCAGATAATTCAGGATTTCCTTGAACCGAACGTCTTCCGGCGTTAATCCAACTATTGATAATCGGAGTTCCGGTTCTATCGACTTTCTTTGAAAGTTGTAAAACTTGATCGGCGTTGTAATTGAAATTCTTTTCATTGGTTCCAATCATCGCCTCGCGTTTCTGGATATTTCCTAATGCAGAACCAGAACCTTTAAAGGCGTACTGACCCGTTCTTACGTCTTCTGGATTAATACCTTGCTGTTGGGCTAGTTGAGCGGCGATGTTTCTAATTTTTGTCGCTTGTGCGGTTCCTTGAATACCTCTTCCCATATTAGGGGGTAAAGTCCCGTCTTGTAGATATCTCCATCCTGCTTGAACGTCTGCCGGACTTTCTTTTGTTAAATCCATAGGCCCAGTATCTACATTAGCTTTTGGCAAAACAGGAGCATTCCCAATTCCCTGAATATGCGTCGCTGTGATACTACCTGTCATATCAGGTGTGACAGCGGTTGTTTTTACCTCTGGGAAAAGCATTTTAACGGCAGCTTGCCCATGAGGATCAGACATAGCTAAGGATAAGATTTGCTGTTTTCTATGCTGAGGATCAAGAGACAATAAATAGTTCGTTACGTCATCATGAGGTTGGCCTGTGGCTTTTGTATACGCCTCTCCTGCTAGTCTTACGTTATCATCACTAGGGTCTTGAATGATCGTAGCGATAGACGAAGCGAGATGAGGGATTAATTTTTCCTGAAGACCAACATTCAACTGCTTATTTTCCAAAGCCGCTTTTTGGTATGCAGCAGCATTAGAGGGAGAAGCTTTCATTAAATCAGGCAACATAGATTCTAACGTCGAGCCTTCTGGAGCGTTCTGAAAAACACCCCTTACCGCGTTTTGCTCATTTAGCTGATTTTGTGCCTGTTGTTGTTGTAGTTCTTGTAGTTTATTTGAGGTAATAGAAGACTTTAATTGTTGAAGTCTAGCGAATCTATCTAATGGGCCTTGTGTTGGTTGAATCTGACCGTAAATCGAAGTGTCTATAGGCATTATGCTGTTCTCTGACCGGCTCCGGTTAACTGTCTTAACTGATAATAATCTCCAAGATCACTTAAGCCTTTAGAGTACGCATTACCTTGGGCAATTTGAGAGGCCGCCTCGGCATTTCCCATTCCTGTTTGTAAGTCACTTAAATGAGACGCTTCCCCAGAGGCTGCACTTTGTCCTGAATTTACTAAACCAAATAATTTTGAATATTCATTACCTTGATTATTAACAAACCGACTGTAAGCATCCGAGGCCTTTGTCCCGCCGTAGTCTGTGGCATAACGGCTTAATGCTTTTAAAGTAGCACCAGAGTCGTAATTACCGGAAGCAAGCGCTCGGTTATTAATAGCCTTTTCACCCTCATCTAAACCAAATTGAAGTGAGGTATTGTAAACAGGATCGTTTTCTAAATCGGATTTACTAAAGTTTTTAAGAAGCGATCCGTATTCAGGGCTGTTAATAGACGAATTGTAATCTTCTAAATTTTTATTATATTCGTCCATCGCTTTATTGTAGGCACCAGCGTGAAATCTTTTCTCGTCTCCTCCACCTCCGAAAAGATGAGACACCGCACCTCCTATACCTACGGGTCCTAGGCCGCTTTTATTTAACCCTAACGGATCAATTGTTTTGTTATTGTTTAAATTTAAAGGGTCTAAGTAATTAGGTTTCCCACCGCTAGAATAAATAAACTGATCTTTCGTCGGAGCTACGGGAGCCGTTGAAATTCCTAAAAGCTGTTGAAGTCTTGACAGAGCGGCATTGCCCGCTAAACGATAAGGGCTTAAATCCGCTCTTACTATCGCTGAGGCTTTTTTACCTGCACCGACTTGGGCGTCTGAGGCTTTTTTAGCTGAGTTTGCAGCTAAAAGGCTTCCTCCGATGGATGCAATATAAGGCAGTGCGGCGGCAATTGGCATGTTATTTTGTTAACCCCACCATAATTTGGTCATAAAGAATTCCATCTTTTTTATAGCTTTTCGTATTTAACCCTTCGACTTTGAAACCGGCTTGAAGAGCGAACTTAAGCGCCCTTTGATTATTGTCAGGAATCCAAGAAATAATTTTTTCATATGCTGTTTCCTTAAAAATCCATTCAACGAAATCGAGGATAGATTTTTTAGCTTTTTCGCCCCACCAATGAGGCAAAATACAAGTATGAATATCGCAACAGATAAAATTAACAGGTACGATAATATATACACCGCCAATATCTTCGCCTTCATGGATAAGGCAGTAAGTAACATTCGGTGGTGCGATAAAATCTTCAGGCGAAGGACTCCCATCGTCAGAGACGTGAGGATAAATCTTTGGATGAATGATAATACTTCTAACTAAATCTAAATTCTCTGTCTTAGATATCAAACCACAGCACCGGCTGCGTTATGCCACACAACAGTGGGTTTCACTTGATGGACAAAAACCGGATAACCTAATGTCGTGTCGTAATATTTAGTTCCTATCTCTAAATTAGAGGTAGGTCGTTGAGCCGTTGTCCCAGACTGAGAATTTCCAGAGATGTAGTTTTTGACTTTAGTAATAAAGTTAACCCATTGTGTGGTAAAGGCTCCGTTTTCAATAGCTTGATCTGGAGAGGGTATGTCAATCTGCATCAATCCACCCATCGGCTAGAACAGCGAATTTATTAGGGTCTGTCATTCTTATTTTAAACGTCCAAGCCTCTCCTGGTTTTACAGAACCTAATCGGTTCCAATAAACCCTTGAAGAGTATTCGCCTATCTTTCCAGCAGAATGCCATCTTTCCGTACCATAAGAATTCCCTCCGTCTTTACTTACAGATAGCATGACTTGAGGGTTGGAACCTTGGCCTGAAGTCAAACCTATACCCGTTTCCATATCTACCCAAAAACGAGTGATAGGGGTGTAATTATCTCCAAATAAAGTAGGTTTACTCACTAATTCTCTTGGGATCATCGTTCCATTATCTGTATAGGAATTTTGATCTAGCCTATAAACTTTACCTGTTTGATAGTCCCCCACTACAACACTATTTAAATAAAGAACAGCTAAATTCCCTGGATGTCTTGAGGTATCGTAACCAACCTCAGACCAGATTTTAGTTAACCCATCATACAACCAAGACTTTCCCGCTGTGGGAAAGTTAATCTGGTAGAACGGATGGCCGTTTTGCATATAAGAATATGCCGTTGCATCCGATACAGCGGTGTATTGTTCTATCGCTGTTATGAAGTCACTCCCACCGACTGGCGTAGGGATATAGCCATTTAACACAACGACCTGATATTTCCCCATTCGATTCTTTCCTAAGAATATTACTGAAGAATCGAATTTACACAAAGAATCTCTCGCAGCTAAACCCCATTCAACAACAGCAGAACCTAAACGGGTAAAAGGGAAATCTTGTGAGCCACTATCACCCCAAAACTCAGTAGTTAAATCACCAAAGGGTAAAAACTCACCATGATCTGCAAAAACTCGTACTAAATTATCCGGAGACCCTTCCGCGTTAGCAAAATCTAGCGCGTTCCAACTTGTCGGATCATCAATCGCTGATATGTAAAATCTTCCGCTGTTCACTTTGTCTACTATAAAATACCGATTCATCCACGTAACAGTATTACATTGGACAAAATCAACGTCGGTTATTTGTGCAAAAGCGAGAGTTGAGGTGTTATAGACGTAACCATTCGTCCCATCGACTAACATTATTTGAGTGCCGTTGTCTGCGAAATAACAACGTCCCGTAGTCGTTGTTAACGAGCCTCTTAAAGTCTTTACGCCAGCATTATTTATTTCCCAAAAATTACCCCTATGAACGACGTAGAGAAAATTACCAATTGAATGGAATCCTCTAATCGGAGTATCCCCAAGGTCTACAAACAAAGAAAGACCTGGAGTTCCGTAGGCGATGACTCTTGACTTATCCCCTTGTGGTCTTATTTCCAAATAACAATTCAGTCTACGTTGTGAACTGACATCTAAACTTTTAGCGGATAGACCAAGACCGAAAATAGACTGTCTAGTCATTCACTTGAATCCTATCCGGCCCAGGAGGACTTTCGTTCATAATCCCTAGTTGTAATTGTCTTTCCCATTTAGACTCGAACATTTGAATACGTTGAGGATTAACGCCAAATTCATGCCCCACCTCTGAAGCTATTCCGTAAACAATTCCCAACATCCAAGGAGAATCTAAATCAATCGAAGACTGTGCTACAGAATCTAATATGACTCTTTGATAATAGAGTTTCCCGGTTAAGTTTTGATTAGGAATAGGATAAATCCACAAAACATTAAAATTATCTATGTAGTATCTATCAGGATATGAAGCTTGAGTGGATTTTAATATTAAATCTCTCCACTCTTTCGCTGTGGCTCTAGGCAAAGATACTTCATTACCAGACGTGTCTACATAATTTACTTGCTCTCCTTTGTAAAAATCTTGAGGCAAGGATTGTGACTGAACACCTGATGTGAAGGTAAGAGAATAACTAGAGGTTAACGTCTTTGGCCAGGAGTACCCTCTCCACATTAGATTTTTAAGAATCCCATCCAATGCCTCTAAACATAGATTTCTATCGTCTACCGACGCTGATTCACCTGGAGCAAGTCTTGAGCATTTCTCTAAGGCTTTATCACAAAGCCTTTCTCTGGTTAAAGACCAGTCAATAGTCGATGAAGGATTAACGATTAATGACATAACTTATACTCATAGAATTCTCGTTTATCCATTGAGTTATGGACTATTAAACCGTCTTCATTGACAACAGGCTTACACCAACAATTTTCATCATCATGCCCCTTCAAGTCTTCCAATGGGTAAACGTGATCGTTAAAAACGACCCATTTTTTAGACCCTAGCAACATTAAATCGGTGTGGCCTGATGAGGATAGACTTGGATAGTCTGAGGCGTTCTTACACCCGTATCCGGGTCTTGAACGATAGTTTCAATCGTTGCGTTTCGTAAAACCTCAACAAAAGGCTCACTCAACGTAACCTCAACGTTTCTTTTTACAATACAGTTATACCCATTAACGACTAGGGGGACGTCTGATTTATCCGATTCAGTTGAGAAAATCTTAACTTTGTAAGCCCTTCCGATGATAGGTTTACCATTTAAATCGTAAAGTCTATCCATCGGAGGAGGCTGTTTATCGGGTTGTTTTTTAATCCCAGAAGACTCTTGTTTAATTTCTGGTTTTTCTACGTGTTCACCAAGAATTTTATCAACCATTACGCCTTTTTTTTCCTCTGGAAGAATTTCAATCCCCATGGCTTTGCCATGTTCTACCAAGTCTTCTTTACTCATGGCTTCAAGTTCGTAACGTTTCATAAATATCCTTAAGTTAAAGTTAAACTAAGCGAAGTTTTCGGATCGAACGGACCCGAAACAGGAACATACACTGCATTTGGAACAACAGTACCATCATCCAAAGCAGTCGTTCCGCCAACAAAATTACCCGTTCCGGTAGGGTTAATGATGGTGTAAGAAACCACAGCTTTACCGATAGGAATCGTCGGCCACACCACAGCGGCTAACGTAGCGCCTTCTGTCCCCATAGAACTCGTTAAAGTACCGGCTGAGTCTACAAAATGAACAAAGACATTAAACTTAGCGTTTGTTACCGTACCGGAATAAGCGGCTTGGTCGGTAGAGGCTGCGATCTTAATAAGAACCCCATTCGCCACACCGTAAGACGATGCTGCTCCTGTTTTGCTTAAAGCACTACCTCCGGATTTAATAACGGGAGTTGAAACTGTTTGCATGAAAGTTTTAAGTTTATCTCTCAACAAAACAGTATCCGTTGTTAAATCTGTAAACAGAAAATTAAACGCCCTCTGGAGCATGGGGTTAATAATCAGTGAAGCGATAATATCGTTAGCTTTGGTAGCCATAAATATCCTTTAGAAAGGAGGGGGCATGAAGCCCCCTTTATTAACCAAGAACGTGCCAGCGAATAACTTTCGAGGCAGCAATAACAGCAAGAGTCGCGTTTTGTGATACTTGGAACGAGTCGGCAGCAACCGTAATACCTTTATTGGTTGTTTCCAAAGTCACCGTTCCGTTTGCAGCGGTTTTGATACAAGTATCATCCGCCATGCCTTCCCACCACTCAACACGAATACGGTCGGTTACGTTAATAAAACACACATAACGCGGTTTAAAACCAACAGTAACTTTCGTGTAATCGGCGGCGGTAATAGACGTACCGTCGTAAGTATCCGAACCGTTAGCGAATAGAAGTACTCCATTCGCCTGAGACTGGGCCAACGTCTGACCCGCAGTATTAATAGCCATAAAATAACTCCTTTAGGTCAGATTAGGTAAGAGTCGTCAAGTTGCAGTGTTCGATACGCGTAATCCAGTTCTGATTAAGAATCTGGGTTGTCGTGATCGCTTTCCAACCAGAGGTCGCACGTTGATTAAGTGGATCAGCCGCACCCGCAGAACCGATAGGCTTAATGATGTTTTGAAGAGCATTCCCAGAAAGAGGGCATACACCATAAGCATTAGCGGCAATGATGAGAGTTGCGTATACATCGTTATTCACCGCACCGGCTGAAATCATGCCATCCGTACCCACAGCGGCACCGGCAGCGGTAAAGACTTTGCAGTTAGTCGAACGAAAGAAACGAATGTTTCGATACGAACCACACTCATCGTCTTCCGCTTGCATTGCGTCGCTATACTCAGTTACCGGAATATACCCGGCAATAGACTCTAACTGAGCTTCCGTATCCGGATGAACCAGACCGATATACGCCGCACGAATACCAACAGTGGAAATAGCAGTACCGGCTTTAACGATGTTACGAACGTATTTACCATTCTGACGACCCAGGTAACGAATCGCAGTACGTAGGGCAACCGATGAAAGTACAGTATTCAACGTATTTCGAGCCGCACCGTTTGAGTAAATAACATTCGTTCCAGCGACTAGAACATCTCGACGTACTTGGTCGATTGAAAATCCAGCTTGTTCGCCAAGAACCATACCAACTTCTGTAAGAACAGCGTCTTGGTTGGTCAAATCAACCATATCAGTAACAGGGATATAATCTCCGTACTGAGCCAAAGTAGCAGTTACATCCGTAGTGGTAATCTGATTCCCCGACGGGGTAACGCCTTCGACAAGCGGAGTGGTAGCCGCTGCCAACGCTTCATACCTACGGAATTTAATCTGATTACCCGAACGGGTTTGAATCGGACGGACTTGACCAAAACGTCCGTGCACATCCGCAGGAACGGCACGCTCCAACAGATTTCGATCATAGTACGCTTGTAGAGCAGGCTGGATAACACCCGCACTACCGGCGGTTCCAGCAATTGTATTCATCGTCATAAAAACTCCTAAATTAGTTTAGTACCCAAGGACCCGATTACGCATTTTCTGAAAGTCTTCAGATGACATATCTCGGATTTTTTTTGCTTCGTCCTCTGATTTAGTCTCGCTTTTACCACCTGAACCGCCTGGAACTTCCATACCGGTTCGTTTCTTGGCTTTCGATTCAAAGTCTTTTCTGGCTTGTTCAATAGCGCCTTGAACCGACTGCTTAGTGAGGTGTTGAGTTCTTAACTCAGAGAGTTCTCTGATCGCAACAAGCGGGTCGTCCCATTCAGCGCCTAACTCGCTACGTCTTTCTTTGGCGCTCTTTTCAAACTCAGGATTACTTAGCAATTTTTCGGCATCGGGAATCGCTTTTGACACCATTTCTAACCATGTTATTTCAGGGCTAACAGTTGGTGTTTTGGCGACATGTTTAATAGCGTCTTCAAGACCAGGGTTTTGATCGAGGATTTCAGGACGTGTTGCGGAATGTTTTTCAGCTTCACGTTCTCTGCGAATTCTGGCTAATTCGGCCGACTGTTGATGACCCCAACGCTTGGTGTCCTCTAGTGCCTTTTCAACCTTCGCGAGACGAGTTTTTAACTCATCTGGAGATTCTTTCGGTTCCTCTTTTACTTCCTCTGTCTTTTCGGGTTCTGCCTGAACCTCTGAGGTAGTCGAAGGCTTTTCGGCCTCGGCCTCTAAACGCTCTAACTCTTTGTCGTAGATTGCTTTGTATTCCGGTGTTCCTGGAACTAACTCACTCATGTTGATCTCCATTGGGCCATTTCTGGTAGTCCGATTTAGCGAGCCTTACGGTAGTTCGCCTTCACTTAAACTCTTCGCTTCCGAGTGGAGCCTATCAGGCAGTCCAAGGAAGAATTCAATTTCTTTAATCTGTCCTCTCACTTCATCGTCATTCTTTGAAATGAGCTTTTTAACCAAGTCTGATTTACGGTCCAGTAGGAATCGTTGTATCTGACTCCACGCCGGCAACAGGGATTGTTGAAGGGTCAATATTTCCTGTTTCCTCTCCTCCGGACTCTGCATTTTCAGCCTCATTCATTAACGTTTCGCTCGCCGTTACTCCAGCTTCCGCTAAAGTCTTTACCGTTTGAGCTTGGGTTAAATCTATCTGTGCCTCTGTTAAGTGAGACTCTGAATTAGATTTAGATATTTCTTTAATTAGATCAAACATAGCTAACTGAGATTTAGATTGAAGTTCCGACATCTTGTACTGTTCCATTCTCTTAGCTTCTAAAGCGTCTTGTTCGGCCTTTTGCGCTCTTTCGTTAGCTTGCTTAATTAATTCGGATGCTTTTTGTTCAACCTCTTGGATCGCTTCTTGTGCGTGTTTCATTGGATTGTCTTGTTGTTTTTGTTTTAACGTCTCCTCATCGTACACGGGGGATTCTTTTCCTATTTGACCCGCTTCCCAGACTTGCTCTAAAAGCTCTCTCATATCGGTTAATTGAGAAAGTTGCTCATTCCCAGAAACGATCTGTAAAAATCCTTGGAGCTTGTGCATTAATACTTCTTTCGCCATAAAGGTCTGAGACCCGGTGGCGAACCACTCCATGAAATTAGTTTTACCGTAATTTTTAATCGCTTCCCATACTTTGGCGTGTTTTTCACCCAAAAGCATTTGTACGGTTTGAGGCTCTAAATTATCTAAATTCCAATCAAGCAAAGATTCGATATTGTCTTCAATCCACATCTCATCAATATTTGATAAGACCTCTTTAATCGGAAGACTTGAGGCGTTCATAATCATCGAGATACCCGTTGCGGTATCGTTCAGATGAGTTGAATCCGTGCCTTGGGTATATTTAGTAATACCTGTGTCATCGTCTGAAAACTGCTCAGACAATTCAATAACCCTTTCCCACCCTCCTGTTACGTCTTCGGTATCGTGCCAGATTAAAGCCGATTTACGTTCTTCCGGTGTTAACCCAGGCTGCATGGAAAACTTCTTACCGGGGAAAAATTTGAAATCCTCATTGATAGTAAATTTAGACCGATCAATAGAACACATCTTTAACAGAGCAAATGCTTTGCCTTCAATGAATAAACGAAAAGCTGAATTAGTGACTCTCTGGTGAGGATCGTTGTTTTTAGCTATCCCCACTCCCCACATTTCATGCTCTACGTCTTCATACACACACCGACTCGCCGGTCGTTTCTTGTTCTTGTAAGGGTTTTCCTCAGCCTTAATGACTTGCCCACCAGCTAAGATAACAACAGCCTCCACTAACTCATCGTCTTCGGTTAAAGACGTTTCCTCATTAAGACTTGTTTTTCTCCATTCTGAAAGCTCTCGTTTCTTTACTGTACCGAAATACCGAGAAAACCAAACCCTTCCTTCTTTCGTGTACCGATAAAGATTCATTCTGGCAGAATCGGTTCTATCCGAACCCTCATCGGTATAGGAAGTAACTAATTCAGTCACCGCACGGTCAATGGCTTGATCGGAGTACCCAGGCTGACCTTTTAGAGACTTTATAAATTCAGGCTCTTTCCTAGAGCACCAAAATACCCCTTTCCCGTCTTTAACACCTTCTGCTTCAGGGTCGGGGTAGACATCCATCGTCCTGGCGTGCTCGAAGTAAGGGCAGTCGTATTCGTAGGATACCTCTTGAAGTCGGTTATAACCTTGGCTGTTGTCTTGTTCGACAGACGAATAGGTCTTTTTCTTTACAAACGGCCCAAATATAAAACCTGTGCCATAGGTGCAAATAGAATCGACACCAGTACCTAGAGTCTTTTTGTAATCAGACTCCTCCAATTGATACGAGAGAATAGCCTCTACTGTATCTGAAAAGTCCTTTAATTCTTCTTTTGACGGCGTTGTATCAAACGGTAACTTACCCGCACCGAATAGGGAATCTTTAATCTTAGCTCTAGCTGATCTTATTTTGCTTCTTGTTGAGCCAATGAAAATACGCGACTTCTGAGCCTTAGACGTACCAACGTCTTTCGTATCATCATCGGTAGCAATCCGCATCATGTCTCGATACGCTCTTAACATCTCCTCTTCTTGAGGCTTTCTGCGCTCGATCCAATCAACTAATTGTTTCTGTAACGTCCCGGAAAGACCAGCCATCGGAACTGGAGTGTTCAAACGTAATGCTCCCCGACGATATCTAATTCTTTATCCGTCCCGGTTCTCCAGCCCATAATCTTTTTGCCCTTGTATTTAGCTTTAAATATAGTGATACGTCGTTCTATTGAGTTTAGAGAATCCAGAGTCTTTTTAGCTTGATCCGCTAACAAAGCTTCGACTAACGCTAAATTATGAGACTTGTCTAAATAAACAAAATCTCCATAAACTTTCCCGTCGATCTTTCCGAATAGACTCATTCGTTAATACCGAATAAATCGTATTCATGTTGAATGACTTCAGGAGACGAAATGTTAATAGGCATAGCAAAAGTTAACGCTATCGCATCAGCCATATCGGGAGACCTGATTCCTCTTTTCTTCATTTCTTCTTTCTTCTCCAAAACGAGACGTTGATTGCTGTCGAATTTAAACGAAGGGCCTTGTAAATCGGCCTGTAAAGAATCTTGATCTGGGATTTGAACAGGTCCTTGTTCAAGCCATTTCTTAATCTCCCCCCACATCTCGGAGCGTCTGTTAGTGTAGATATTGTCTTTATTCGCTCTTTCGCCTGCGTTAACTGGGGTGATTTTAGGACCCCAACCGAGTTCTTTAAGCCTATCCACTACACCAGCGCCTATCCCAACAACGTCAATAAACATCATCGCGGGTTGATGGTTCTTTAAAATCTTTGCACAGATACCGGCTACTTCCATCGTGTCTTTCTTGGTGTACGTATCAATCTTGGTGACTTTACGCGTACGCCTAAACGCTATCGCTGTTCTATCGTCACCGAATCTCGCAGGGTCTACGCCTACGATCAAAGGTCCGTAAGGATCGACGTTAGATTTCCTAGCTCTTAGAATCAATTCAGATGAAATGAACGATTCACTTCCGGTAACTTGGAAGGCTTCAACCGATGTAGCGGGGTATTCTTGTCTGAATAGAATTTCAGACTTTAGCTCGATTATCTTAGCCCGTCTCCAGGCCATCTGAGACTTACTTAAACCGTAGAAATCTGAATACGCAGCTTCCTCAGCGGTTAAGGTAAAACCTTCCTCTGGTTCTCTCTTGTACTCTTCCTGCCAATACCAAGGGATAAAGACTGGGATGTAGTCTCCTATCCCACTTTCAGCCTCTTGCCACGCTCTGTGGAAGTAATTACCTATTCCATTCGCCGTGGATTCTAATAGCACTTCGGTTCCAGGCTCATCAGGAACGGCTTGTAAAACCCCCGATACATGCTCTTCGGCGTTAGGCCAGAATCCTACTTCAGAGCCGTGAAAGAATTGGATTGTAGAGCTTCTCCCAGTGCCTTTGGTTCTCGCTGTTCCGACTTTGTATCCTGAATCAAGGATGTCGAAGTTAAGCTCATTGGCGTTAGCGGCTCCGGTATGAGGTCTAACTAAAGGCGGACAGTGTTCATGGTATCTATTGGCCATTTCAAAGAGGTTTTTAGTCGCCTCTTCTTCGTGGGTTAGGATAAAAGCTCGAACGCCTTTTCTGTGTGTAACCCGCCAATAAATACGACCTTCTGCGTAAGTCGAAAAACCTTGCTGCCGACCTTTAAGGCCAATAATCCTAACCTTGCCAGTTTCTTTACGTTGTTTCTCAACAATACTGTGAAGATGTAACTGGGCGCGATTAAGGATTAGTTTCTCGATAGAGCCTGATTTCGTTCTGATGCTAAGACAACGAGAGGCGTAGTGCTGAAAATCGTCCTTAAGACGTTGTCTTATCTCAAGCTCATTTAAGCTGCTCAAGCTGGCTCTCGTGAGTGATTGTTACATCACCTGATAAAGTAGTTGCACTAAGATCAGGTAACCTTTTGGAAAGTAAGGTTTTTGCAGCACTAACCTTTTCGCTCGAAAGCTCTACGGTCTTTCCCTGAAACTTAGTGCCAAATATCCCGGCTTGAAGAAAAGCCACGATCCTATCAGTACTTATTTTCTCCCTGGTCTTCTCAGTTTGATATTTACGAATTCGTGCGGCCATAACTCACCAAGTATTCATCCATATTTAAAACTTTATCACCTAATTTACCGATATATTTACATTCCTCTCCGTGATCTTTAGGCTCATGACGTTCAATAGCCCAATAAACATCTCGACCACATACTTTAAACATGCAAATAGCGGTGGCCATAGCTAACGGCATGTTTTTATATTCTTTAACGAGAATGGTATCAAAATCAGTGTCTTTAAGAGACATAGCTATTTCCTCTGCTTTTCTGAGGAGGCTATTTCCCTCTGGGACTAAAAATACTTCGTCAGATAAATTTACGATGTTCATCGCCAGCTCCTTTCGAGAGTAATTGGCTTAAAAAAGCGGCTATATCTCTATAACCGCTATATGTTAGACAGGAAGTTCAGCCCATTGGAAGCTAAACCACAGACCAGCTACTGATGCTTGCGCAGGAGTGACCCAACATACATACGCACCTGGTTTCAAGACATAAGACCCGTCAAGATCAAATACCATGTTACCCGTACTGTCAGCCGTCGCCGTTCCGGTGTTACTTACAAATACACCATACACAGGTGCTGTCGGAAGAGTAGCGGAAGTATCCGCTCTTGCAGCGGAGGTCAAACCAGAACCAATGTAAGTCGATTGCGGAGTCAAGGCAGCGGTGTGAGTTACATCTGTCGTTGCATTGAAACCGAAAGCCAGAGCATACGCTTCAACCTGGGTTGCTTGAATAACGGATTGCATCATGCTTGCTTTGGTAAGCACGAGATTAACCGTACTTGACACAGGATTTGAAAGACAAAGACCTGTATAAGTCGTGGCCAATCCTACTGTAGTAGTCGCTACAGACTGAATAGCAACGCTGAACATTTTACCACCCAAAGCAAGGGCGGCGTAATAAGCATTCAGGTTTGAGGCAAGTACCCCGCCTTGTCTGTCTGCTAACTGAGCTAACGACTGAGTACCACCCGTGTATTGAGGTAGTGAGCCTGCCTGAATAACGGACATCAAAGTATTATTTTCTGACATGTTAGCCTACCATTTTCGTGTGACGCGGCGATTCAGGGTTCAGATCGTACGAATCATTGCTCATCGTTTCAATGAGCTGTTCAGCACGAAAAGACCTGGGTTTCGGTGAGGGGGCTCCCATATTGACAGGAGTGTTATTAGTTTCACTGACGTTACTAAAACCGCCAGTCGGCGCTGTTTCTTCAACGGACGCCATACCGCTTTTGTTTACGCTCATAAAATCCTCTTTATTAACAGGGTTCGGTTTCTTCGTCGTCTAGGGTTGCTTCTAAAGTAGAAGTAGGTCCGCCCTGATTAGGGGTAAAGGGACGATCTTCCTTAGATTCCGGATTCGGACGACTAGCTGTGCTATCCGGGGCGATAAATTGATCGAGTGATGCGGTGTTAGGAACTAAGCCATTTACTTTCATGGGTTCTCCACAACCTCTGAAGGTATTTCAGAAGGGTCTATTTTTTTAGTTTCTATGGATGTTTTTAAGTAAGGCGGAACGGAGTTTTCTTCAATGACTTTAGCCTCGTAAATTTCAGGCATTTTTAAAACATTTCCATTGTCATCAACGTTTGAAACAACGTTCCCGCAATCGTCTATCAGTTGGTTAAAAGTAGAACCGATAGATGTCATCTCACATCGAATAAATCTCATCAATCACCTGGGTGAGAGTGAAAATCATGTTTGCTCATCCATTTATCAATGGGTTCCATTTCCTCACCGCTTTCTTCTTTGTCTGATTTTTCTTTATCGTATTGCACACGAAGATTTGTTTTATCTGCCGCTTGTGCGGCCATTCCTTCACCGAGTAAAAATCTACTCGCTTTCTTTAAAAAAGAATCTTCCGCCATGTTAATTTCCAGGATAATTGTGGAAAGACTTTCCTAATACACGATTAGCTTTAGCGTGAATCTTTGCTTTTTCTGAAGCAGAAATCTTTCCTTGGTTAAACATTTGTGTCGCACGTCCCTTTGCTAACTGAGCGTGGGTTTTGTCGTTTACAGGATATTTTCTTTCGCTTGGTAGCGCGAATTCTTTCGCAGGTAATTTATTCCTGCTAACTGTATTTAGTTTCATAGACTCCAAAATAAAAAGCCCTCCGAAGAGGGCTAAAGGTAGGACAGGGAGGTCTGGATTTGTCCTTTTGAGGGGATAGGCTCCAGCGGGCCGAATATGGTGAGCGAATTTGGCGAGCTCGCTCCAGCGTTTTAAACTCTCCTCAGGGAGGTAAAGAGAATTTACCAAAGCGCGCATATGCCGCTAAAAATTTCGCAACCTGTAGATTTCATTAGAGCGAGTTTCTAACGATGGAAAGTTTAGACTAAACACGTGCCAAGTCAATCAAAATTCCCAATTAATTTAACCGCTCCCAAACCGATTCTCTCCCATCTTCCCAAAATATCGAAGTTTACCTTTACAATCGGCCACCAATATCTTTGAAACGATCTCCACGGAATATCGAATTCATTCGCTATTAATACAAATTTCTCACGTCTTTTATCCGATCTTACCCCTGTTCCGCCGCAATAAAGACAGGTTATTTTAAGACTCCCATCCATTCTGTACTTTGTGCCTTTACAAGTGTTGCAAGTATTTGAATCTGAAAAGTCTTTTATTGATTCAATACATATTTTAGAAACTATTTCCTCGAAATAAGGATGTAGTTTTTGTGCTTTTGACCACTTAAATTCTGACGACAGTATCATTCTAAGAGAAAACTTAATCTCATTTTCAAAGTCTTGTTTGGCGTATTTATGTCTAAGCAAATAATCCGGCCCGTAAGGTAATTTAGCTAACCCTATCGCTCCTGCTACATCTTGAGGGGTAATACCTAGTCCTTTCTGGCCTGGGATGGCGTCGAGTTGATTTGGTTTGGCATTTAACCTAGCGACTAACTTAGCTGCGCTCACGTATTCTCCGAGGTTTTAACAGCCTGTAGTGACCTAGGAAGAGCCCATTTCTGGTATGAGCTATAGGGGTAGCGGCCTGTGTAAATGGATTGATTCTTGTCTTTCTCTAGCTTGGTCCAGACGTATTTTCCATCACAGGAAATCTTAACATCCGAGATTACTTCATCATGCCTGCCGCCACGGTGTATTTCCCAATCCGTTTCGTGTTTTCTGTAACCGAGTGAAGTCATTTTTCGATCTTCTCGACGCTCTGCCAAACGACGCTTGGTTAAAGAAGTTACTTTCACCCTTCTTCCCTCGGTGGATTGGGTTGATTATATCAGATTTTTCCGTGAATCCACTTCTTTGGTGAATAGGCTACTGAACTTAAATAGATTGCCAATAGGAACCACCAACCAGAAGCCCCTTTTATGAAAACAGCATAACCTGCACCTCCAATAACTAATAATTCCCAAAAAATTATGTATAGCAAATATGTTAAATATTTCATCTTTCTATTTTCCTCGTCCACCAAAAGCAGTTAGACCGACTTCGATTAGGATAGCCTTGAGACTTTGTTACCCCTGCTTCGCATTCCCAACTTCTGCCCTTCTTCACTGACCGGTTACATCCATAACAGCCGATTCTACGTGATTCTCGGTTTGAGGCCACATGCTCAGCAGACGGTGCGGTAAGTCTAGTCATCAGGGTAATTCAATTTAAACGCTTGTTCCATATCATCAACGTATTTCCGTGCTTCTTCGTAATCGGTGAAGGTTTGAGTGAAAGACTTGCCTTCTTTACGTTTGACTTGGTGATAGCGTTTGGAGCCTGTAACGAAAGGCTGAATAATGTAGTGATCTGTCTCGTAGGTGTATGCCCCGTTCATTTCTTTAGCTCTGAAAGTTTATTTTTGTAGTCTTCGATCATTTGCAAAAGTTCTCCGCGAGTGAATTTTACAATTCGTTTCGAGTCTTCAAGTTTCTTCTCCCACCATTCCATGCCGTTTTCTTTTATCAGCTTAGTGACAAAAACTTGATAGTTCCCACGTAGACCGACGTTACAGTGATAGCAGCCGGGCCTTATGATGTCTAAATCAAACAATACCGCGTTATGTCTTCCGCCGATTCCGTGAGCTGAGTGAATTTCTTTCCAGTGGTGAACTGCGTTGCAGGTGTAACAGACTACATTCCCGGCATGATCCGCTTGAGACTGACGGTACCAAAGGCTTAAAGCTGTCCAAGCGTCTTTCCGAAGGCGTGCGGTGGTCTTTTGTCTAGCCACTAAATATTTCCCTTTCTCCGGTTGGCGTTCAAACTTCTCCAACACTCGATGATTAGTTCTTCCGTCAATCTCTTATTTCTCAGCATTTCAAAATCATATGTTGCTTGCTCTATTTTGGCAACATGATCTTTGTATGATTGGCTGGAATAAGCTTGAGCGTCCTTTTCGGCCATTGTCCCCATTACATTCGTAAAGGACATGGATTTAACTGTCTTTAGTTGATGCTCCAGACCGACTAAGAGAGATTTAGCCTTTGCACATGGTTCATCCGTTTCAGCTAAGTATTTAAGCGCCTTTTGTAAGCGTTCATCAGAAATCATACTTTTAGCTTCTCGATTTGACCTATGGCGTACTTACCTGCGAACAAATGTCCTTCTACATATTCTGATCGTAGAATTTCAAGACAAGAATCTATAGCAGCACACCATATCTCGCGATCAAATTCTTCTCTAAATTTAATAGTCCCGTATTCAGGACGAAGAAGGAGAGAACGGCGAAGCTCTGAGAATTTCATATATCCTCACTTACAAATCACAATGCGTGAATCGGTTTTTCCAGACTCGGCGTAGCTTTGTAATTCACACCCATTCTCTCTCATGGTTTCGATTAAATGAGGCGTGGTTAACGCACAGCCTGAAAGAAATAGAACTAGAAATAATATTTTCATGCTTCCTCCACGATAGGAATGTCTCTCCACTCTTCCTCGGTCTCGGTTAAACACATACCGTAGTAAATGGAAGTAGGATCGGTTTCCTCGTGCATGACTTTACGGGTCCATTTCTGTTGGAGAACAAAATGGGTTATGTACGGCTTTGATACATACCTTAGTTCATTTGTGCGCGTCCAATCAGAGTCCATGTTTAGCCTCGATATTTTTACGGCTTAAATTAAAAACTTCATCAAGCAAAGGATGGATAAACTTTTTATCTCTTGAATTTTCGATACTCAAATCGTGTTTTCTAAAAGACTTACTTGAACATTCATGGTTACAAAATTTCCGTTGAGAAAATTTAGCTGGTACTTCGTTAACGCGTTTAATTAATTTAGCGTTACAGAATTGACAATATCTTATTTCAGTCGCCATATTCTCACCCCTTTTTTGCCTTTTTCTCTACGTGTTCTTGTAACCCATAGAGCGTCTTCTAAATTTTTTTTCGACCAATTCATAGCAGAGTTATAAATACTCACTCTCTTAGCCCCTGAAACAAAAAAAGAACCTCCGATTTTTATTTTGTGCCAAGGATATTTTTGTTGGTTTCTTCCTCTTTTTGGTGGAAGTTCTATATTGTAGTCTATTTTAATTTCGTTCATGACAAAGCCCACTGTGCAAAGTGTTGCCACCACTGACCGGTGATGTATTGGAATAACTTCCATTTAAAGCCAAGGTAAAACGTCCAAACAGAGCAAGCGATAACGCACCAATAAAAAATAGTTGCGAATTTGTCAATTCGATCCCATCTTCGACGATCTTTAACCCTTCTTTCAAATTTTCGTATAGCTTCATTCGCTTCGTCAATCAATGACTGTTGGTCTTTAGTCATTTGACCCACTCCCAAAATTTACTAACGAACTTATCGAATAATTTACTAATGAAATAAAGAACAGCGAGGAAAGCAAAGATAGTGAGGATAACTGCTATACCAAAAAGAAAATCCGTTGACATAAAACCTCCTAGACTAGTGTGTAATACCAGCGGTCAAGTTTTCTCTCACAGTTAATTTTAAATCCATTACATCTTAGTTCAGCAATAATTGAACTGACAGCACAGACTTTAGCTTTTTTGATTATCTCTAACGTCGAGTGAGGCTTCTTGTCTTTCAGAAAGTTTCTAACACGTCTTAACCGATCACTTTTCATGTTGGCTGCGTGCATGTTTTCTCCTTTCAAAGTGGTCAAGGACTAATCGTTTAACCCAGTCTCTTAAATGCTCTGGCACTTTACTTAACGCTTCTAACCTCTCTTCTCTTGATTTAAGTTCTATTATTTCTTTAGCGTATTGACGTGGCCATTTCTCTTGATCGATAGGTTTTTGGCCTAGTTCGAGTTGGATGGCTTTTAGTTTGTCGAGAGCGTTCATGCAAAATCAAACATAGATTTTTGTCTTTGAGAATCTTCGATCCTTCTGCAGGATATATCGAAATATTTCTTTTCTATTTCGCATCCTATGAATTTCCTGTACATAGAAACCGCAGCAACCCCGGTGCTACCAGACCCCATAAAAGGATCGTAAATAATATTTCCCGAATCAGATGAGCATGAAATCATTTTAGACATAAGATTTACAGGTTTTGGTGTCGGGTGAAAACCGGCATTATCTCTTGGGATATGCCATAAATTATTTAATCTTTTACCCCTTAATTTATGTCTACCCTTATGAGCAAAAATGAAAATTTCGACTTGCGCACCGAAGTCGCCTTCAAGATCACCACTTGTATGATTTCCTTTGTCCCAAAAGATTGGGGTTTTCATTTTAAGTCCAGATTCAATAATTGCATCATTCCATTGAGAAGCAACGTCGTATCTAGTTGCTAAGTAAATAGCTCCACCTTCTTTAATCGAACTTGAAATTAACGGAATTACATCTATTGGAGCTTCGTCATCTGAATGAAGCATTTCTGTTTTACCTGATTTCCTCCTGGAGGAAACGTAAGAAATTCCATAGGGAGGGTCAGTTATACACAAGTCACACTCGATTGAGTTTAATTCCCTACAGTCTCCTAAATAAAGGGTAGCTAGTCCTATTTGCTCTTTAATCATTAATATCCCCTAATCTTCACGTAATGCTCACGACAGTAACCATCAACGTTCCAGTTTCGAACACAGTTTGGGTGTTTGCATTTTTTATCTCGAACGAAGTGTTCGGTTAATTGACGGTTACTACGGTTAGGGGGCAACCGGTTGCCGGGGGTATGACGCTGGTTTGCCGGGGGGGGCTGCAAT